TTCTCTGGATCAAATACTTCTGACACTGGCAAAAAACCTTCGCCTAGATTTACTTTTGATCCTTTATTAAGTTGTCCTATAAGTTGTTTTACTGTGGATTTACCTGATTGTTTGTATGCTTCTTTAAATGTTAAATTTTCTGCTTTATCGCCAAACGTAGAAGCAATAAAAGAGTTAATAGGTCTATCTACTGTAGTTCTATATAAATCTTCTAAACCTAAAAATCCTAAACGTAAACCTGCTTGCAAGGGATCAAATACTTTATCTAATACTGTTTTGCTATTTGATTGTGCAATCATCTTAGATATATCATTAAGCACTGTTGCTTCTGGTTTAACTTGTAATGTTGTTAATGCAGTTATAACATCTGGTGAAAAGTTAGGATATGCTTGTGCAATAGAACTTGCACGCATAGCGTCTTCTTTACTTATAGATTGTTTAGCACGTTTGTATGTTGCTTGTCTACGTTGTAGTTCTTGATAAAACTCTTGCTCTTGTGCAGGATTATCTCTATGAAATTCTGCCATTAGAGATTACGCTGCGTTCTACCTATCTGCCTATCTGAAGCAAATTTAAGTAAACCTATAAGCTCTGCAGTAGGATTAACTTCTGCCATTGCACGTATTAACATTACGTCATCTGGTTCTAAAAATTGATCTTCCATTGGTGGACGTGAGTACGCATTTAAATCATCTTCTCCTGGTGCAAATACATCTGCGATACCAGGTGCTACTCCACCTAATTGTTGTGGTTGTGCTTGTGGTGCAGCAAATGTAGTTTGTGGTTGTTCTACATTGCCTTGTCTAACTTGATCTACAAGTGCAGATTCTTCACCTGCTGACTCATTTACCATACCTCTTACATCTTCTATTGTTGGTGCGGCACCGTCAGTTCTACGAGATAATTTACCTGGACCACTTACTGCAGCAGGTCTTTTAACTCCACCTCTTCTACCACGATTTCTACTACTACCATTCGCCATTGAAGTCCTCCTGTTTTCCAAAAAATATAATTAAACCATTTGGTATATATTGAACTATCATGCCTTGTGGCATATCTGTAATTACTGGCTCTTCTGCATATATTTCATCTTCAAAGTCTGCTATAGCTTCTTCTGTTTTTTGCCAAACATCAACTAAACAGTTATTTACTATTTCACTAAATTTATAATTATCAATTTCTTTATCATTAAATGGATTAGCCACCTTGTACACCTCCTAGTAATAACGATCGAATATCTGGTGCAGGACCTTGTGGTACTGGTTGTCCACCGCCCATCATTTGATCAAGTAACGCAGCTTCACCTTCTGGAACTTCTGGTTCCTCTGCTGTATAAAACTTATCTAGTATTGCTTGCATAGAGTTAGGATCTTTATAAATCTGTACTAACGCCATTGTTGCTTTAGGATCACCTTGACTAGCTTGTACTTTTAATGTTTCAAATAATGTACGTTCTGCTTCGTCTTTTAATATTCTATCGTTAATCTTTTGTACATTGTCAAGTCCGTCCATGTTTTCTTGTAATGTCTCTTTGTCAATTATTCCTGCTTGCAATAACTGTAAGCCAGAGACAATCTTTGTTGGTTCATCAAATCCTGCCATAACTCCATACACACGTCTAGTCTTGTACATACCTTGTATGTCTGTGCTAGGTGTATATTGTTCTGCATAAGCTGTGCCTTTTAGATAACCTGCTAATGGTTTTTTCTTATTACCATTTAATACTTCGTCCATCTCTAAACGTTTATAATCTAGTTCTTCCATTGCTGTTTTAAGTGATAACTGATATTCTTTTACGTTTAAATCAACTGACGATAGCAACTCTTGTAATCCCCTACCTGTAACAAAAGAGTTAGGAGATATAGCGTCATCACTTACTGGATAGCTTGATCCAACACGTAGTTGTCGTTCTATCCTGTCTATCTGTTGAAACAACTGATACGGAACATTATTTGGTGGTTTAGCGACTTGTGAACCTGGTGTTAAATAGTTGACTGCAAATCTACCGCGTTTGTAGTTCCCACTCTCTAATTCACCAATAATATTCGTTTCTGTGAATACGCTGTCTTCCATAGCAATTATGGACAAAACGTTAATTTTTGCCATAGCTGCCATCAAACCTAATACATGATCATATTGACCAGATAATCTATCAAAGCTAAATCTTTTAGATATTACAAAACGTGGACCTGATTTAAGAGGGTTAGGTGTAAAATCTAATATTTGTTTTGTGTCAGGTAAAAATACGTATGTACCTTCTTCATCATAAAACTCTACAAGTTCTGTACCGTCAGCAGTATGATTATCCCAACCTCTTTGAAAACCGTCATGATATTTAAATTTACTATAACCTGATGGAAATTGACTTGACTCATCAACCATAACTTGTGCTTGTGGGTACATGCTTTTAATAACTTGATTAGGTACAAGTCGTATTAATGCTAATTCTTTTGGATCTTGGTCTGGTCCATAATATCCTGGATAACAATCATAAGGATCACGTAGTTCTGCGTGTGGATACATAATGCCATCTGGTGACATCTTTTGTCTTATAATCCATACACAAAAACCATAACCAGGCAACCATCTAGCTGCTTGTGGTAACTGCATGTCCATCTTAGAATTGCTAT